CCGCAAGTGAACCCGTCCACCACCACTCCGTATAGGTTCCCTGTGGCAGCACAGCCCGTGCCTGTTCAGGAGCCACGCCGCGACTCAGGAGTTCATCATAAGTCAAGAGTGCTTCCTTCACAGTCATTTCGTAGTGGCGGTTGACGGTGTTGTAGTCTTCGTCTATGGGCATGAAGTCTTCCGACCCCTGCTTTGCTCCGTTCGTTGGCTTGCCTCTCCACCGTGGCATATACACGGTTGGAGGATCGCTCACATAACGGCGACTCACCTCGTTCTCGGTAAATCCAACTTTGTGCTTGAAGAGTTGTGTCCGCACAAAGATGGGAGCCTTGATCCGCAGGGTAATCTGTGGATGTGCAAACGGAGTCCAGTGCTTGTGTGTAGCCAGATACTTGATGAGTTTGCGATCCCGATCAGATAGTTTCTGCTCTCGGTAGCCTGTCCAATTGGGTTCACTGTCCCAATCGCTCTCCTTGTTGAACGAAACTCGGGCAGCGTTCACCACCGTGAGATCGTCGCCTAGATGGTCAACATACTCAACAAATCCACGATCAAGCACCATCACATTCTTTGTCGCTGTTGTCATCGCACTCTCCATTGTGAAAATCGTGCCAGTGCAGTCAATCCGCTGCACGAACACTCGTCAATGATACGCTGAACTTCCTGCGGTGACCGTCCCGCAAGCACCATGTCGTTGATGTCCTTCTCGCTTACGCTGTCAGCCCACACACATACGGAATACCCACCCCGTATGGCTTCTTCAATCTTCTTGGTGATTTCTGAATTGCGCGGCTCATTATCATAAACAATAACGCAATCACGAAACAACTTGACAGCAGAAGCCAGTTCACAGCCAGCGAGAGCAACGCTATTATCGAGAAATACAGAATCAAGTGGACCTTCAACAACATAAACCCTCTTGGAATAATCCAACCGATCCTCTCCGTAAATGGCTCTGCCGTCCTTGCTGAACTTTACGGTGATGTATCGGATTGAGTTCTTGGAGCCGCTTATGCTGCGTCCTTGCGCTGCAACGAGTTCTCCTGCCTTGTTCACGAATGGGATGACGATACGCTCGTCATTCGGAATGGTTGTGTATGTAGGGTCAATGGCACGAACCCAGTCACCAAACCCATTTGAAAAATAAAACCTGTCCAATTCTTTAATTCCTCTGCCTTCCAAATACAGCCGTGCTGCGTGATCTGGTGGCAGAGTGTCGCACCGAGGAAGTCTGATATTTGCATTGGGCAGGAGTTTGGGTTCTTCTGGCTTGACATAATTGCTCTTCCCGTTCTCACCGTTTCTCCACCGCTCAAGTGCATACTCTTGAGCCATTGCAGGGGCAACAATCTCAAGAAATCTGTAAACCGAATGCCCTGCTCCGCAGTTGTGGCACTTGAAAAAGTAGTCGTTCTTCTTTGGAAAGAAAAAACCACGCGCCTTGCTCTTGTTCTTCCGCGAGTCTCCGCAGATAGGGCAACGGCAGTTTGCAAGGTTCGGACCCTTCCACTTGAATCGCTCAAGTTGAGCCGATACCATGTTGATGTATTTCTTATCAATATACGCAGACATTATATCGTCCAGTCGCTTGTGTCTCGCTTGTCACCAAACTTTGCCTTGAAGTCCTTTGCACCAAATCCTGCTCCGTATCCGTCGTTCTCACCCTTCTCAATATTCGAATCCATGAGGTCTTCGGATAGTTCACTGTCAATATCGTAGAACTTCATCTTGGAGTAGTTCAATCCAACGATGAATTTCTTGTTTGCAGTCTTGCCGTTGTAACGATTCTTCAACTGCTTCACCATGATCTGCCCTGCCTTTTCCAACTCGTCCGTTGTGATGAGGGCAATCATCAGGTCAGCGGTGTGTGGCAAGCCAAACGATTCTGAAGTGTCCGTTAGGTCAACATCGGTGGACGAGAACCCCGCTCGGTTCACCTGTGTGGCACTCACGATTGGCACATCCCGTTCCATTGCCAGTCCACGCAACTCCTCTGCAATAGCCTTGATGTATCCGTAGGAATTGATGTTGTTGCCGTGCTTGAACCGCGCAGACGAGCAGATATTGATGTAGTCCACGAAAATGATGTCAGGCGTGAACTGCTTCTTCAGCCGCAACTCGTCCAACAGGACACGGAAGTGGTTTACATTCGCAAACGAAGTGGGATACTCCTTTACGATGAGTTTTCCGCTTACTCCCCGTGTGCTACCAAGCAGCCGCTTCTCATACATTTCAAGCGGCAGGTCTTGCAGTTCATCCATTGTGATGTCCATGATGTTTGCATCAATTCGCTCTGCAATCCGTTCCTCTGCCATTTCAAGAGTGATGTACAGCACATTCTTGTTCTGCATGAGGCAAGCAGCAGCGTGGTGGCACATGAACAGGGACTTGCCCACACCTGTGCCTGCCATGATGATGTTCAGAGTCTTGGGCGAGATTCCGCCCTTTGTAATGACATTGAACATCTCAAGATCAAACGGCACCTTCTTCTCTACCCTGTGGTAGAACTCATGCCGCTTCTCGTAGTCCTCAAGGAAATCGTGTCCCACATTGGTGTCAAACGAAACCGCAAGTGCCTTGGACAGGATTTCAGGCAGGGCATGGGGCGTGAGGTTCTTGTCCTTGCCGTCAATAATCTGAATGGACTGCAAGATGGCATTATAGATCGCTTTGTCCTTGCAGAACTTTTCCGTGGTGTCTGTGAGCCACGCGGTGTCCTGCTGCGGACTCTTGCCCATGTCCACTACAAGAGTCTTGCACTTGGAGAACTCGTCCTCCGTCAGCCCCTTGTTGTCTTCAAGTGCAATAAGCAGGGCATCCTTTGTGGGAATGCCCTTGTACTGATTGACGAAATCCCTGATGGATCGGAACACTGCACGATCCACTCGGTCAAGGAAATACTCCTCCTGCAAGAACGGAATGGTCCGCTTGCAGTATTCGCTGTCGTTAAGCAGCCCCGCCAGTATTGTCTTTTCGGTTTGGCTCATTTAGTCCAAGTTCCTCATCAAGTTCAGCCAGACGATCCATTGCCTTTTCTGCTTCGTCCTTGCCGTAGCAGAACTCCTTCTTCGCAACAATGTCAATAGCCCGAAGGATATCTTCGTTGTAGTACTTCTCTGGATTCTTGTTGATCTGCGATTCAAACACGGTCTTTCCGTTGGGCAACTGAATCTTCGTGGACACCTTTTGGAAAATACCGTACTTGATGGCAATGTCCAACAGCCCGTAATACTTGTTCAGTCCTGTCTCAAAGTTCAACTGAACATCCACCATCTTGTCCTGCTTCGTTAGACGGCTCTTGTAGGTCTTGCAGTGGATAATGTTGCCCACCACCTCGTTGTCCACCTTGTCCTTCTTCTTGGACAGATAGATGATGGTGGACGCAGCATACTTCAGACCGCTTCCGCCGCCCATTTCCTTCGTGGGCACATACGCACCCACCACATCGTAGGTGTGGTTCGTCATCAACAGGGGAATCCGTGCGTGACCCAACTTGATGGTCAGGACGCGGAATGCCGCCTTCGTGACCTGTGCGCGAGTCATGTCGCGGGTGGTCTTGCCCTCTGCGGTGTCGTTCATTTCCTTCTCGGTGGACAACATTCCAAGGGAGTCAAGCACGATCATCATGCGGGGGCGAGTGTCCTTGTCCTCTTCAAGATACTTGTCCACAGACAGGACGCACTGGTGACGGAACTCCTCCACCGTGGCAACAGGCAGCACAGCCACGCGGTCGGTGTCAATGCCCCGTCCACGGAGCAGATCAGAGGTAATGGCTTGTTCCGTATCAAAATACAACACCATTGCCTTCGGATCGGAATTTAGGAACTCCCGCACCACATTCAGGGCAAAGTAGGTCTTGCCCGTGGCTTGCTCTCCTGCAAGAGCCACAATCTTGTTGTCGGGAATCCCACCGTGGATGGAACCGCTTAGAAGCGCGTTGAACGAATACGATCCCGTGGAGATGAAACCCTTGACATCGCTGCCCTCAAGCCCATCTGATGCCACGGTTGCGTACTTGTTTCCTGCTGCCTTCAGAATGTCCTTCAGTTTCATAGTCTCTCCAATGATTTGGTCTGTGTGTCAATGAGAACCATCTCGTTCTCGTTAGCCCTTATTGTATCCAGGGGCGTGAGTTTGTCAACGATCATCTGCTGCGTTTCACGGCGCAGCAGGTCTTTTCGCGCTGCGAGAAGACCTTTCAAGTATTCAATGTTAAGATTCATCAGGTTGTAATCTTTAGACCGGGAGCCTTCACGCCCTTGTCGGGCACCACGATTCCGCTGCCGAATGCAGAACTGAACTCATTCATAAGATCAGTCATGGGTTCAGCAGTGAACATTACATAAGATGCAGGAACAGTGATAGCCTGATCCTTTACCGAAGCCATCCACGGCACGACCGCGATGTTTGCACCACCGCCCTTCGTGGGTACGGGAACAACCATGCACGGATTCTTCAGCGTGTATGCCACGATCTTTTCGCCTTCAAACTTCTCGGTGACCGATGCAATGAGTTCTTCTCCGGTCTGAACCTTCACGATCTTTATAGCCATGATATATCCTTTTTGTAAGAGTTAAAGTATGTAGTCAAGCGAACAGAGATTCAAGAGTATTTCGTTCTTCGGGACTCCACCCCACTGCATTTGTGATTGCGCGAAGCGGTTCAAGAAATGTCTTTTCAAATTGGAGTTGGCGATTAATGTATTTCTCAAGCCCGAACTCCTTTGGGATGGAGGACGGGAATCCAATCACACTTTCGTGAAATGGATTGGGTGTCTTCAGGTAGATGAACTTGATCTTCTCGCCGTCACCGATGGTGCGGTATTTCTTGTCTAGTTTCATCCGCTTTATGTGGTGATTGTACAGCAGCGCACCCTTCACGGCAATAGGCGTGGACTTTTTGTATACGGTGCCGCTGTGTGCATACTCTTCCATTCCCGATACGGATCGGGGAGAAGCCACATCCTCAACAGGCAGAGACATGAACTCCTTCTCCGTTGCCTTCACAAACTGCTGAAGTGTGCCTTCATCACGCATGAGGATCATCTCAATGGCAGTCTTCAGTGCCTTGCGGACATACGCAGGGGTGGATGAACGGGCAGTCTCAATGCCCATGATCTTGAACTTCGGAGTCTTGTAACGAACACCTTCAGAATCCCATACCGACAGCATATACCGCTTCTTTGCAGTCCACACGCCCTGCTCCGCAATCACTTCGCGTCCCATCACCATTTTGTTTGTGTAGGCATTCATACAATCCGCAAGGGTGGCGAACTCCCGCTCAATCTGTGGCTGTATCACCCGCTCACAGAATCCGTTCAGGAAGTCCACCACCCGTTGCGTGTCGCGTTCGCCTTTGAAGGACGAATCCACCACCTTGCCAAGTCTCAAATACACGGAGTCGGTATCAATATACATTACATACACCTCACCCTCCGTCTTCAGGATGCGGTTCAGA